GTACTTTTCAACAAGTACAGAAAAGGGAAAAAGGTAATAATAAAATACCTTTAGACGATCTTATAATCTTATGTGAAGCTACACATACAGATTTAGATTACTTCTTTAGACCTTTAAGAAAACTAAATAAAAAACTATATATAAATGGGAGAAATGATGAGTAAGACAGTAAAACTAGAAAATGGTCATACAATAACATTTGACGAAGATAAACACGTTTATATTCATAATAACGAGTATGTCGTTGGTATGAGTACACTATTAGGTAAGTTAGCAAGTCCAGCATTAGAAGCTTGGAAAGTTAATACCCAAGTTAATGCAATAAAGAAAGAAATGGAAAAACAAGGTATTCCATTAGATAAGATAGATAGAATAATTATAGATGCTAAAGCTAATGCAAGAAAACAAAATGACAATATATTAAGCATTGGTTCTATTGTTCATAAGCTTGTAGAATTATGGCTAAAAGGAGAAAAGGTAACTAAACCTGAAGATAAGATAGTAGCTAATTGTTTTATGCAATTTCAAAAGTTCTGGAAAAAGAACAAACTAAAAGTTATTGAGTCTGAAAAAATACTTTACTCTGAAAGAGGGTATTGTGGAACTCTGGATTTGATAGCTGGTGATAAAGAAAATAACCTATGGCTTATAGATATTAAAACATCTAAAGGTTTATTCTTAAATATGGTTCACCAAATACACGGATATAAACTAGCTTATGAAGAACAGACAGGTAAAAAGATAAACAAAATGTTTATTGTAAGACTACCTAAAACAAATGAGGAGTTTGAAGCTATACAAATTCTTTATAAGAAAGATCATTTAAAAGCTTTTTTAGGTTTATTAAGTTGTCATAAATCTGAATTACTTTTTAACGATCAAATGCGTAAAAGAAAACAACTAATAAATAAAAGGAAACACTAATGTATAATAAACAAAAAGAAGCTTTTGTAGCTTTAGAGGTCTATTTAAAACCGACAGGTAAGACACCACCTAAATTTGAATACCAAGCATCAAGTAAGACTATGCTTAAAGATACATCAACAGGAAAAAAATACTCAACTTATCAATTTGCTAATTGGTTAAATGAGAAACACGTTGTGGAAAAAGTAAAGCAAGGTTATGTTTTAAAATTAGGTTCTGTTGATTTAGAGTCTGATAGAATGGATAAGTACACACATTCTAATATGCAAAGAAAGTTTATTTGGTATTTTGTAAAAGATAATTACCAATCAAGAAATGTTGATGGTATGAAACCAATAGGTCAAGCTATGCCACAATATTCTTCTCAACAAATGACAGAAGCCCAACCATCTGCACCTGAAAACGCACAACCTGTTACTATGGAAGATCATAAGTCTATGAGAGAATTAGATGATGAGATACCATTTTAATTTATGGATAGAGAGCATAGAGGAGATTTAGACTTAGAAGTTAAAATAAAAGATTTAGAAATTGAATGTAAAGTTTTAAATAAAAATAATAAAATGTTTAAAGAGCATAACGCAGAACTTCAAAACACAATAGATCGTTTAACTACTATGAATAAATCTCACAAAACAATAAATGGTCAGTTAAGAGTAAGATTAACTAGACTAGAGCAAGAAGTAAAAGACCTAAGAGCAAAAGTAAAAGATGACGAAGAACTAATAAAGGATTTATATGAATACCCATAAAATAAAAGAGAAGTTAGAGTTTTGGTCTTTGTATTATAGGCAAGAGATCATTTGGTTTTTAATAGGATTTATAACAGGAGTCATAATATGGTAGAAACATTTGAACATTTAAACAGTAAGCAAGTATATTTAGAATTAGAAAAAGCTAGTAGAGAATGGAAAGAATGGCAAGGTAAAGCCATAGTATTAGATGAGGGTAAAAAAGCAACTTTCTCTAAATGCTTTTTAAAACATAAGCTTGATTCTAAAACTGTAATAGAAGCAGAACATAAAGCTAGAACAGATCAAGAATATACAAACATAGTAAAGCATTATGCAGATGCTGAGAGTAATCTTATTAAAGCAAAACTGCATTATAATAATCTTGATAGATATGCGAGTCTTAAACAAAGTGAACTTAAAAGAGATTTAACACTTATGAGTAAACAAGAGGGCTAATGACAAAACTATACCTAGATAACAAAGGTCATTATCAAAAAGAAAAAGAGAAAATAAATTGGGCTAAAGTTATATCTATATGCACAGTTTATATTGTTATGTGTTCTTTGATGGTGTTCTATGTTTATCTATTGCTTAGTGAGTAATAAAATCTAAGCTTGATATATCTGTATTCTCAGTAATCTCAGTTGTCGAGATACTGTAATTACCAATAAAAGCATCTTCCTTTTCATCTATTTGGTCAAGCATTCTATTTACTTTAGGGAAATTTGGAGTTTGATCTATAAAAATAAAACTAGCTTTACCCATATTGTTATTAGTTAATATTTCAACAGTTAGTTCAGTTATCACAAAATCTATTTCGTTACTCATACTTCACAATATAGATATTTAATAGAAAATTAAATTATTTCTTTTTGTTTCGGTTGAGAACCTTGTCTGTCATTTTAGTTGAGAAAGTAGCTGTAAAAACAATAATAACTAAATACCAAACCGAGTCAGGAAGATCATTTATAATTCTTACCCATTCTTCAAAGTTTGCTCTTGTACTTTCAAACCAACCTGTACTTAACATTCCTATTAACCAAATAAGAAGTATCTCATCTTTCCAGCTTTTATCTTGTGATTTAATTCTAGCAACATCAACTTCTTTACAAGCTTCTATTTCTGCTTCTCTTATTGTTTTAACTTTTTGTGCTTTATGTTTAAAATGATCTACTACTTTACCAGCAACCATTTTAGTAAGAGGATTGTTTATTAATTTAAACCACATTATTCTAACTCCTTTAATAATTCGCAATAATGTATTGCTTTATCAATATCTTCTTTACCATTTTTTTTATTATAACGACAGATGTACTTAATAACATTACCTTGAATAAAACTAAGCTTGTTAGCAGTTATAAATTCAATAGGTTGTATTTTAAAATCTTTATAGTGTTGGGTGCTACCCACTTGTCTATCTAAGGCACTCTCCGTTGCTCTCTCGCCTTTTAAAGCATACTTTCCACAGCATTTCTTCTTCATACTATCTTACCATTCCATTTACCATTAGCATCTAATAACATTGGATAAAGCTTAGGTTGTCCGTCAATTATAGCACCTGTTCCTATAACAAATCTTGATCTATGGTTTTTAGTATATAAAAAATTGTAGCTTGATTGTTTTGTTAAACAGCCAAATTGTGCTGACCATATAAGGTTATCAGGATTACTAAAATATTGTATGTTAAACTTCGAGTGGAAATGGAATTGAACACAGTTAAGACCATATTGCATTGCAAGTTTAATACCATCTGCTGTCATTCCGTGAGTGAAGAAACATTTAGAACCATCACTTAAAGTAAGGTTTAAATCTTCTACCCATACCCAACCTTTATCTACTTCTAAAAATTCGTTATACGATCTTAAATATGCTCTTGGCATTCCGTGTTTTAAAGCTTTTCTATAAATTAAAGATGAGTGATTTGAATGTAGAATTAACATCTTTGGAAAGATTTTTTTTAATTGCCAAATATATTTTTTAGATTGTCTTAATTCATCACCAGCACTTGGGAGATCAGGGTCAGAGTCGTGAAAAGATAATGCGTGTTTGTCTAATTCATCACCACCACATACAATTAAATCAGGTTTTATTTTTTTCTTTAATGCTTTTAAGAAATCAAAAGCTTGTGGGTGGTGTGCTGGAATATGTAAATCACTAACACAAAGTATTTTTCTATATTTCATACAAGTTTTACTTGTACTATTAATTTGAAATAATGTAAAGGAATTGGGAGATAACGGCTACTGCAACAGCACAGATGACATATAAAATTCTATCTATATCTCTTTGCATATGTTTAAGATGATTCGTTTCAATAGTATGAATCTTTTGATGAAGTAGTTTTATTCTACCATCAATCTCTATAAACTTTTCATTTGTAGTAGTTGGCTTTTTCATAACTACCTTTTACGTTTTTTTCGTCTTAAATCAAGGTCGTGTTTTCTTGAACCTCTCATAAATGAATTTACTCTACCCATAGACCAACTTGCCATAGATGTACGAGGTCTTGAACCAGCAGATAGAAAAGCACCTTGACCTCTACGATAAACTTTTTTTAACTGACCTAATGTTATATTTTTTCGAGTCTTTGCTTTTGCTCTTAATGTAGAAATAACTTGTTTAGATAAAGGTTTTCTTTTAACTGCCATTATTTTCTCCTCGCTTTAAACATTGAAGCTGGTATTCTAGCACCTGATTTATATAAAGATGACATAGATTTTATTAGACTTGCTCTAGCTGATCTTTTACCACCTTTGAGTCCTGATAAATACTTTTTTGGAATTTTAGTCTTTTTATCTTTTGCGACTTTTCTTCTTTTTGCCATGATCTGAATCTTTCATTAATCTACCATTGGGCATATAATGATAACCTTTTGGTGCTTTCTTTCTTCTCTTTTTAGCCATTACTTTCTTTTTCTTCTTTTACCCATTTTACTTTTTTTAGGTTTATTTTTTCTTTTCTTATCTTTTCCGTGTCCGTAGTGATAAGGCATAATTATCTCCTTTTAGTTTTGTAATTTACCATCTGACCATTTTGCGTCAGGTAATCCATTTATATACTTATCTCCTGAATATGTCAGCACTTGTTTTCTATTTGATCCATCTTTAAAAGAACAATGCACCCAACCACTATTAGGTTCACCATCTTTCCAATATTCTAAAATAAGTTGATCGAAGTCGCAATTATTATTAATCCATAAAGCTACTTGTAAATTAGAAACACCAGCAATTTCGAAATCACAAGCTTCTCCTTTACAATGTTGTGATGTGTCAGATTTAGAACCAATAGCACGATTCAAGTCAGGGCTTCTATATCCTGATGTTATTGTTATTGGTTTATCAAACTTTGCTCTTACAGGTTCAAGAACTCCATAACAAAGATCAGTAAGATTTTTTATTTCACCACTACCAGCTTTATTTTCTATACCCTTACGAGTAGCTGTCATTGATTTCTCAAATTCTTCTAGTTTAAAATGTTTAGATAATTGCATTATTTAACTCCTTTAAGTTTTATCTTGCGTTACAAGGAACACCTTTTGAATTAACAAATGGAGCTTTTGCAAAAGCGATATAGAGATAATGATCGCCACTTTTATTCCACCCATTACTGTTATCACCTCTAATCTTAAAACCATTAGATACTAAGTCAATTATATCTCCTGTTTGTTCTGCTAAACTAGCATTAGCATTAAAATAGTTTTGGTCTGGATTGTGACCAACTCTTTTATCATCAACCACTTGCCAATCTGATGCACCATTTAATTTTTTAAAAATAACAAAAGCTGGAGTAAATCCTAAATGCACATACGGCCCATTTACATTTCCATTAGCAATATAAAAACCCGTAACTTTACTAAATCCTTGTATGCTTCTAAATAGGTAAGCAATATAGGTATCTGAACTTCCATTAACTCCACCATCAGCACCATAATTAATTACAGAAGATGTTGGTGTGGCATCATAAGCAGTAGCTTGGCTTGATACTGCCTGAGATTCATTCAAGTGCAATGCTTTTTGTGCACCAGCACCAGCATTAGCTGAATAAACAAACCACCATTGAGTGCCTGATCTTTCTTTTGTAAAAATTAATTCAGGAACTGCAGACAATGAGTGACTTACATCTGTCGAACTTCCTGTTCCAGTATAACTAACAATATCAAAACCAGCAGTAGCTGACTCTTTCCAATTCCAAGCTACCATAGTCTGTCCTGATTGATTTATTTTATAATCAGAAGAATCAGCACCAAGTGTAAATCCATCACTATCAAATGAAGTTAAAGTATCTGAATCTGTTTGTTCTGCATCACCAGCACTAGCTTGTAAAAGTTTTGTTGCTCCTCTTACTGCATCACAAAGTCTATGTGCACCAGTACCATCTCTGCGTTTTAACCAAACTAAATCAGGTTGCATATTTTCAGACCCATCTAAAGTAATTGATTGTGCACTTCCTGTTCCACTATAAAGTTTTACTTGAAAATATAATTCAGGATTATCTATTGTTGTATAAACTGCCATTTAACCCCCATACTCTGCTAAGTTTTTTGTGCACAACGAAAAAAAACCCGAAGGCACAGTATGCTCGAACGAACCATAGCCATTGCCATCACTATTCGATGATGAAACTGTAAAAGATGGACAACCACCAAAATTAAAACTAGCTGATATTGATGAAGTGTCATTAATACTGGTAAAACAATGATAATCGTCAGCAGTAGTTGGATTAACAGCAGTTAAAGTTGGATTAGTTCCATTCGCTGGGTCTCCTGAATTTAAATAAACACCATCTACTCCCCACCACATTTTACCTGAGTCAGCATCAAACGCAAAATTAATTATACTTCCTGAAGTTGAGGCTATTGCACTTGTGAAAGTATCTACCGACCGAGATGAGCTATTGTTTGTTCTTTGCCAAGACGTTCCAGTATTAGTATTCATAACGTGAACAGCACCACCATTAGTCGGAAAAAAAGCATTAACATTATCAGTATCTAAATAAGTATTAAATCCTGAAGTACATATTCCAGCTCTTAATTGAACAGCAGATTGCTTAATTTCCCAGTACCACTTTCCTGCCGACATTCCAAATGTACCTCTTGCACTTGGATTATAATCACTTACAGTATATACACAATTTCCCTGAGAATATGCACCTGTACTATCGCTAGGGTGTTGTGCGAGAGGATTTAAAGTACAAAAATTATTTGTGCAAGTGTCTGTTGCTTGATCTGTTGAGTCTATATTAGTTTCTGTAAAATCTGTTCCACCATTTGCGTCATTACCCATATTAGAACTATCTTCAAAGTCTAAATGAAATCCTGAAGTTCCGTATGATATGTTTGCTTTTTTTGGTTTCCATATTGTAGGAGAATCTTCATCATACTCTCCAAATTCAGTAGGTGCATAAGATTGACCTTCTGAAAAATGAATTTCTGTTAAATACCCATTAAAATATTGTGCTGAAGCTGTTGCACCAATTCTAATTGTGTTACCACTTGCCGTAATATTATCTGCTACACTTGAATTTGGCATTGTACTTGTTGAATAACCACCAACAGTTCTTTCATCTACTCCATTAATGTATAGTCTGAACCTGTCGTTTGCAGAAGATTCGGTTGAGTCATATCTTATTACGATATGATACCAAGCTGTAGGATCACGAAAAAGTCTGTTTGTAATTACATATCCACCTGCTGTTGCACTTGATCCGTGTCCTGAAATTTCTATTGTGTCATCGGTGTTAAATCTAAAATAAGTATCTCCTAAACCACTACCACCTGTTGAAGTAAAAAATCTTTGACCATTACCTGTTCCGTTAGTTATAAGTCCTCTTTTAACCCATAAAGATAATGTATATTTAGTAGTAGCAGAACTTCCAACACTTTTTGAAAGTTGTGCACTATCAGCACTATTAAACCTACAAGAGTTTGCTACTTCATAACCACTTGGTAAAGCTGATGCTACGTTGCCTGAAAGAATTGGAATCATTAAATCTCCAATGTTGGAAATTCTCCTAATGGTCTTGCAAATGAACCATCAGCTTGTTCAGTATATTCATATAGTGCTTTTAAAGCATCTACATCACTTGCATTGTCAATAGCAGTTTCCATTTCATTTGATCTTGTTCTTACGTCAGTTCTAAAAGTTGATACATTACTTGGTACTGAATAATCTTCTACATCTATTGCTTTTAATACATACCAATCTGTCGGTGTTAATAATGCTGATGCTTGTTGTTTTATAATTTTTTTATGTTGAGTTTTTAATCCTTCTGTAACATTATCATCTTCATCAGTTACATCATCTAATTCTTGTGGTGTTGCACTTCCATAAGAAGCTATAACATCTCCATCTGCATAGTCAAAAGATTGATTTGTGTTGATATAGTATGCTTCATCTTTTTTATTAGAGTTATCAAATATGACTTCATAAATTCCAATAGCTTCTCTTTCTTCCTTACTCCATAATTCAAAAATTTTTCTTGAATGACGAGTATCTCCTATCACTAAACCTTTTGGTTTATTAATAATTTTTGTTATTTCGTTATCTTCTACTAATGCCCACATATTTTAACTTTCACTTAAATTCATTGTTCTGCCAACTTCTTGCCATATTGCACCATTGTATCTAAAAATATGAATATCTGTTTTTCCGTTTGTAGCTGTTTCTGTTGGTTCTGTTGAAGCTGAAAATTCAAAAACTGTATTCCAACCAATAGTGTGAGAACCATCATAATTGATTTCTAAACAAATAAAAGCACCTTCTACTGCATTACTTGGTGCAGAAAAAGTAGTGTTCTCAGTTGTTAAGTGATAAGCATTTGGTTTTGCTTGTGAATCCCAAGCTACTGCATTTGAAGATGATGTTAATGCTTGTTGTGGAATATATGCTAAATCGTTAAATTTAATTGCACCTGTACCATTAGTCGTAAAATCTATGTTTCCATTTGCACCATCAGTTATCGTTATGTTTCCTGAGTTTGTTCCAGCATTGGTATCAAGAACTAGATCGTGAGTTCCTTTTGTTGTTAAAGTTGCTGATGCTGAACCTGTGCCTATAACAACTTCGCCTGAACCTTTTGGTTTTATATCAACTCCAATATTAGTATCTCCACCTGTTGCTTCAAAAATAGGATTACTGCCTGTTGCATTGTTTGTAATGTCAAATTGATTTACTGCTGACCCTGTTTTTTGAAAAGTAATTAATTCGTTTCCATCATCATCTTGTATTCCGTGTGCATCATCTATTTTTATATTAAAAGAATTTGTGTCTAAATCTCCACCTAATTGAGGAGAAGTATCTCCTACTAAATCTGCTGTAACTGTACTGTCTAACCAATTAACTGTATTTGCTGAATGATCTAAAGTTGCAAGAGATATATCTCCAGCACCATCATAATATTTGAGAGTAGGACTAGATGCTGATGTTGTGTCTAACCATATCGTGCCTGTTGTTGCAGAACTTGGTCTTGAAGAACCTGAATTAGATGAATTGATTGCAGATAAAACACTATTAATGTCTGATCTAACTGTTGGAAATGATGCGTTTGCTATATCGTAATCGTGTTGTGCCATATTCGGTTTATACTCCTTTTAGAAACCTTTTGCAATAAAATCAAAAGTTCTTGAAACTGCTGAACCACCTGAGTTTTTAAAGGTTACATTAAATCCATTAATTGTTTTACTTTCTACTAAAAAGAAATCTCCTGTTGCCATTCCTTGACCTGTAATTCCAACTGCATAATTAACAGTTTTAAAAGGATTTGTAAATGTTACAGTTTTAGTTCCAGCACCTGAAGATATATCATTTCCACTAAAAATTCTATCAGGCATATCTATTGTTACTGTAACAGCAGTAACTCTTGGTGTAGAAGCATTATCTCTTGAAATTAAAACAACTCTAAATTTAAAATATCTCGCTGTGTAATCTCCTATTACAAAGTTTTGAAAAGATGTAAATGTAGAGTTATCATCAGAAGTTGCTATTTCTATATGTGCATTTGCATTAGCTGGTGTATCTCCATCAAAGTTAGATTTAGCATCATCAAAATCGCCACTTCTATTATCAAATAAATCGTCAGGGTTATCTGAAGTTTGTGTTAATGATGCAGTAATTCTAGCAGTATGTTTTGCTCCAATATCAATAACATCTGAAAATTGGTAATTACCACTTGAAAGAAAATCAGCATTAGCAACACCTGAATCAAAAAATCTAGTTGTTTCATCATCAAAATCTCCTGAAGCACTATCAAATAATTCAGAAGAATCTAACTCAATAGCATCATCAGTAATAACTGTGTTTGTTAAAGTTCCTGAAAAACTAGGGTGTTCTGATTGTGTAGCAATAGCATTAAAATTAAGTGAGCTTGTTACATTGGAAATAACAGCAGTTGCGTTAGAACTAAAGTTTCCTAATTTATCAACTGCTTTTATAAGATATGTTCCTGCTCTTGCTGGTACTGAAATAGAAGTTGCTGGTCTTGATACTTTTTCTACTAAAGCTACTGAGTTTTGCCAATCAGCAGTTCCGTCTGTTTCTTCACTAAATCTTAAACTATAAAATGCTAAATCAAGATCAGATATTTGAGTCCACCCTAAATGTGCTTCTTGTCCTACAACATTACAAGCAAAATCTTCAACATCACTTGGTGGTTCTATTGCACCTACAATAGTTCTTGTCGCTGATACATAACTTGATGATACTCCAAAACTATTTACAGCTTTAACTCTTACATTGTAAATTTTTTGGTCTATTACATTTAAAACTCTATGATTCAAACCTGAACCTTGTGCATATATTATAAAATTAGAATCTGTGCTTAGTTTGTATTCTACTTGGTAGAAATCAACAAAACTATCAGGAGAAGCACCGACAGCTACATCTAAAGCTACAATAACTGTTCCATCATTATACTCAACTAATGTATCTGTTAAAGTAACTGAAGCTGGTGGTTGAATAACAAAAGGATTAGGAAGTGTTGTACTAGGTGTTGAAGTTACTACTGTTTTAGAAGCCCACGTATAATGTGATGCTTGATATTCTACAAGTGTCAAACCTAATGAAAAATCTTCATTAAAAGTTATAGCTAATACTCTAAATGCTTTTGCTGAAAAACCTAATGATGAATGGGTAATATTAACAATATCACCTATGGCTAAATCATATCCATCTCCAGCAACATTGATATTAAGTTTTAAAGCTTCTCTTGATCTTCTTAATATTATTTCTGCCATCTCCTCTGCTTGATAAGGAGAAGTTATTGTTTGAAAGTCAAATTTACCCTCTAATAAAAAACCACCATCAGCAGTTTTCATTGTTGCGTGTTGATCTGCACTTGTTAAACCTGAATCATCTATTGGTGGAAATTGAACTTCATCTACTTGATAATTTCTAGCTGGATTAATAAATGATACAATAACTCTATTATATTTATCGTTTTTATTTTCACTATTTAATGTATATCCACCTTCAATATCATCTTCTGTTAAAGTAATACTTGCCGATCCTGTTGTTTCAATTATTAATTTATATTTCCCTGATGTATAAGGAAGATAACCTCTACAACCACTTAATAAAGTTCTAACATTGTCAATAATTTTTTTTGATGTGTCTAACACAGCATTGCAATCAAATATGTTTATATCTGAACCACCTGAATAAGGTGTTACTTGTGTTACGCAAACTTGTGAAGCATCATAAAAACTTTGTAAGTCTATGTCTGCTGTTGCTATACCTTTTCCATATCTTGTATTTCTTAAATAATCTAATAAGCAAAAAGCTGGATTGCTTGAAAAACTAGCAGTTTCTTCAGATAAGTTAGATGCTAAAGTTACAACTTTTCTTCCTTGCACTACTGATTGAACTTTTGGAATTGAACTAAATGCGTCTTGATTCCAAGTAAATCTTAAAGCTAAATATGCTAATCCTGATAATTTATGATTACTTCCCCAACTTGATAACGTGGATAATAAACTTGATGCTGATTGTCCGTCTGTTCCATAATGAGGTTCTACTGTAATTAAACTTGCACTATCTTTATAAAAATTACTATCTCCACTTCCAACTGTTCTTTGTGTGTTATCTGCTAAATCTCCTGACCAAGTAACAGCTTTATCATCAATTCTAATTTCTGTAATATCATTAATTTCTCCCTCTCCAAGAATAATAGCCATATATAAATAAGTATTATCTGTGCCTGATGTTTCCATAAAGACTCTTGTTCCACCAACTAATCTTGTTCCATAAATTACAGGAATACTTGCGTCATTGGATTGTTTATTTAAAAGAATACCTGTTTCAAAATCATCAAATTCTGTTGTTCCAAAGTCAGGAATTTCAGGTGGTTTAGGTACAATCCAAGATAAAGCTTTTGATAGAATCTTAATAGGTGCTGTAATAATCTTTGTAACAGATTTAAAAACACTTCCCCAACCCATTATGCTCTACCCCACTTAATATCTTGTACTGTTTGAGATGAAAAATTCATACCAACATCTGTACTAAAAAATCTCTGTTGTGATGTATTATTTGTTTTTCGACCATTGGTTTTATCAAAGTCTGCCCAATGAGAAACTATTTGTATTGCTACTGTACTTTCATTTTTATTTTCATTAATAGCAAAAGTATCAATTTGACCTGAATATAAAAGAAAAGGATCAGCTATAAGAGCATTGCTATCATTTAAAAATCCTCTAAAAATATCTACACTATCATTGACAACATTTTCATTTAAACAAGTAGAAATAAAAGTTTGATCTGCACCTGATAAAGTAAGATTAATAGATGTTTTAGTTATATCAGTTTCTTCTGTAAAGTTAGAAATTCCTAAAATAAAATCAGAAGAAGAATAGGTTACACTAGAACCTGAAACTGAACTTGTTAATGGAAATGAACAATCAGTAATATTAACAGGAGTACCAAAACCGATTGTGATAAGATGTACTGGTCTAATATCATCTGTTGCTAGTTCGTTCTTTACTGCTGTCGTGAGACTTCTCGTCATAATCTTCTATTGTTCTCCTTTTTACTTTAACATAATCCGACACGATATAAGTTGCTTTATCAGATGGTTCTTCGTGTTTTCCTATATTGTTTGTTTTTAAATCAACACCATCTCCATCTATAACTTCTTCTGCTATCATATCAACAGTTATCCAATGCCTTACAAAATATTTCATTACAAAGCTTCCTCAACATCAAATTGAAAACTATAAAGTAAATTACCATCTTTATCAGAACCCACTACTCCAAACTCTTGAATATCTGATGTTAAATAAACTGTAAAAGGAACATTGTCATAAGTTACAACTGAATTATCTGCTAATGCTGTTGTTAAAGGTGGTTCTATTGTAACTGTTGAAGCATTACTTGAACTTGTTACATCAGCAACAACCATATAAACTTTATCGTGCGAGGCAAATTTAATAAAGTCTCCCGTCTTAAATCTACCTGCACCATCACCAGCAAATGCGTCCATTGCTATTGTTGTATCACCAACTGCGTGAACTCCGTTCACTAGAACTGTTCCTGTTTCAGAACCTCTAGCATCTTCAATCTCAGGTGGGATAATTGTAAAATTTTCTTTACCTGATCTTTGTTTAATAATAAATCCCATTAGTTCTCCATAAACATCTGATCTTTTTCCTGTTATAATTTCTGCTGTAAAAGCAAATCTTTGTCCGTCTATCTGCCTTGCTAATTTTTTACCACTATCTGATTTAGATATTAAAGTCTTTTGAATAGACTTAATCCCCATTGTTGAGAACTTAGAATTGGATATAGGAAAAGCACCACTCATTATACTAAATTATTTCCACCTCTCTCATTAACTGCTTGGTTTATTATATTAGATATTGTTCCTCTGTTTTGAACTAACATATCTTGAAATCCTGTTGCATCTAAAGTTGTTATTGCAAAATTAACATTTACAGGACTTCCACCTGTTCCTCTAGCTGATTGTGTTATTTGTCCTGTTTGATTTGGTACAAACATTTCAGCACCTTTTTCACCTACAATAGTTGGTTGTCCTTTTGATACTGCACCACCTTGACTAAAGAATCTTGGAAGAAAAGAACCTAAAAGATTTCCAGCAAAACTGCTTCCACTTCCTGATGATTTAATTGATGCTTGAGTTTGTTTTTCTCTAGTTATTAATTTTTCAATACCTAATTTTGTAATTAAAGCTTTTACTTGTTTTTGTTCTAAAGCTAAATTAATTGCTAATCTAATACCCATTTCAATAAAACCACTTAAAACTCTCAATAAAATATCCTGTGC